TCCTGCGGGAATTCTGCCACAACATCGCGAGGTTTGCGACATTTGCGACGGTTACGCCGCCGATGTGCTCGCCGAACGCGTTCCCGCCGGTCGTTGGCTGTGGGCAGCGGCTCAGCGCTACCAGCGCGACCGACTGCGCAACGACATCTACATGGACTGGGAGGCCGTCGCAGCACTCAACGCCCACTTCGGGTCGCTCTCGCTCGTCGGCGAGTCGACGGGCGCGCTCTTCGCGCTACATCCGTGGCAACTGTGGACCGTCGCGCAGATCGTCGGGTGGAAGATGGACGACGGGCGACGCCGCGTGCGTCTCGCGCTCGTGCAGGTCGCGCGCGGAAACGGGAAGACGACGCTCATGGCCGGCCTGTGTCTGTGGGATCTCATCGGCGGCGAGGGCCGCCGCGTGCACGTGATCGCCAACAACGAAGACCAGGCTGAGATCTGCCTCGACACTGCGCGACAGATGGCGATCAAGCTCGCGCCCGCCGGCATGGTCGTGCGCTTCAACCGCATCGTGCGCCCGAGCGCCGACTCGGAGATGACTGCGCTTCCCGCGCAAGAGCGATCACTCGACGGGCTCAACCCGAGTCTGTGGATCGCTGACGAAGCGGCCGAGTTTCGTGGGCGCTTCCTCACGAAGCTCTTGACCACTGGAAGCAAGCGCAAGGAGTCGACCGGCGTCATCATCTCGACGCCTGGCAGCAACCCCGAGAACCACTACGCCGAGATCGTGAAGCAGTGCGAGTCGATCCTCAGCGGCGAAACCGACGACGACACCGTGATGCCGATCATGTACGGCCTCGACGCCGGCGACAAGCTCGACGACGAGGGCACATGGCCCAAGGCGAACCCGGGCCTAGCGCTCGGGCAACCTGATCTCGTCTCGCTGCGTCGGTCGTGGCACACGATGAAGCGCTCGCCGATGGGCCGTGCCGAGTTCTCTCGATATCACGCCGCGCGCTGCGACGAGAATACCGGCGGGTGGCTCGATATGTCCCAGTGGACGGGTGGCCAAACGATCGACTGGGCAGCGCTCGCCAAGCGGCCCGCGTACGTCGGCATTGATCTATCGAAGACGCTCGACATGACTGCGTGCGTAGTCGCGATTCCGCTTGACGACGGGCGCGTGGTGCTTCGCGGCCATTACTTCTGGCCGGCGGCTGACGTTGCGCAGCGCGAGCTCGACTACCGCATGCCCGTGCGGACGTGGGCGCTCGAAGGGAAGATCGAACTCACGCCCGGCCGCGAGATCGACTACGAGGCCGTGCGCGCGCGCGTGCTCCAACTCGGCGAAGAGTTCAACGTGCGATCTGTGGGCTACGACTCCTGGGGCGCCAAGTACCTTGCCGAGCAACTGCAAGCCGACGGCGTCCCGATCACTTGCTACCGCATGGGCATCGCGACGTTCGGCCCAGGCTGCGCGCTGTTTCAAAACTTGTGGGCCGGCGGCAAGCTCGTGATTGGCGACGATCCGATTCTGCGACGCGCGTGCGCCGAGGCTCACGCCAAGCGCGACATCAACAGCAACATCCGACCGATCAAGTCTCGCGAGTACTGCGCGATCGATCCTCTCGTGGCGTCGATCATCGCGTGTCACGTCTGGGGTGGAATGAAACGATCGACCTACGAAGATGAATATGAAGAAAAAAAGAAGTGAACGTGTTTAGGTGTAATCCGCGCGCGAGTCGCCCTCGATTATGCCTACATGCTTCGAGGCATCTTGCAAAGAATGCTTGGACACTGGCCCACTCAGAGTGTGCTTCAGGTGTCCTACGACTCTGCGGGAATGCCGTCGGTATCGACGACCAACGCACTGCGCTACACGCCCGTGTATCGCGCCGTCACGCTGATCGCCAACGACATCGCGCGCACGCCGCTCACGAGTAGCGACGACATCGCCGAGCGCTTGCTTGCCCAGCCGAACCGATTTCAAACGGGCTACGACTTCCGACGCTCGATGACGCTGCAAGCGTTGCTCTACGGGAACGCATTCGCCGTTGTGAACCGCACGCTCGGCGGCGATCTCATCGAACTTCTGCCGCTCGAACATAGCAGCGTCTCGCTCGATGTCTCGGGCATGGCGCCGGTCTACAAGACGCAGACCTACGGCGACGTGCCACACACTTCCATGCTCCATCTTCGTGCGATCGGCATCGATGGCTTGTGGGGTGAGTCGCCGATCAACCTCTGCCGCACCTCGCTCCAGGTGCTTGCGTCGCAAGAGCAAGCGCAGCTCGAAGTGATGAAGAACGCGGGGAATCCGAAGCTCGCGATCCTGCACCCGTCGGCGTTGAACGCGGGCGCGCGTCAGATGATCGTCGAAGACTTCATGGCGAAACACTCGGGCGCTCAGAACGCCGGCAAGCCGCTCGTGCTCAGCGAGGGCATGAAGGTCGAGCGCATCTCCTCAACGCTTGACGACGCCGGCATCAGCGCAGCGCGCCGCTACTCGGTCGAAGACGTCTCGCGCATCTTCGGCGTTCCGACTTCGTACCTCGCTGAGCACAGCGCCAACGCGTACGGCTCGATGGAATGGCTCTCGCGCATGTATGTCGATGCGTGCTTGTCGCACTGGTTTGCGGCGTGGAGCGCTGAGATAGCAAGCAAGGTCGCGACGCTCGGCTCGACTGTGACGTTCGACGCGGACGCCATCACGCGCCCGTCGCTCGCCGAGCAGATGGCCGCACTTCGCACTGGCGTCGAGTCAGGCGTGATCACGCGCAACGAAGCGCGCGCGCGTCTCGACATGAAGCCGTTGCCTGGACTCGACGAGCCGATCGTCGCTAAGAACATGGGCACCGGCGGGGGAAGCACAAACATCGGGGCCGACACATCGGCGGGGGCTCTCAATGATTTCACACCGTGACTTCACCGGCGTGACCAAAGTCGATGGACGGACTCTATCTGGCGTTGCTGCCGTGTACGGGCAACCGTCGCGCACGATCCACGAGCAAGGACGCTCATTCGTCGAACGCATCGCCCCAGGCGCTTTCGGCGCCTCAATCGAAGGCGACATCAAGCTCCTTTACAACCACCAAAACGCCATGCCGCTCGCGCGATCGAGGAGCGGCACGCTCACGCTCTCCGACTCGCCGAATGGCTTGCAGTACACGGCCTCGCTACCCGAGACAACTCTCGGCAACGACGTGCGCGCGCTCCTTGAGCGTGGCGACTTGAGCGGCGAGATGTCTTTCGGATTCTTCGTCGACAAAGACGAATGGAACAAGACCAAGACCGAGCGCACCGTGACCGCCGCGCGACTCTCCGAGATCAGCATCGTCGTCGATGCTGCCTACCCACAGACCAATTCGAGCTTGCGTTGCGTTGACGCGGCCACAATCGAGGCCGCACAAACTCGGCTCGAACTTCACTTGCAAAGGATCTCACAATGGACAACTTAAACGAACTCAACAATCTCACCCACAACTATCGCAAGGAACTCGAACGAATCGAGAAGCGCACCGGCGCCTCGGCTCAATTCGTCGCCCAGAAGGGCAGCGGCTCCGAAATCGAAATGATCGAGCGCATGGACGCCGACATGACCAAGATCGAGCGCAGCGTGCAAGACATTGCGCAAGCCAAGGCGCAAGAGTCGCGCCTGGCAGCGATCGAAGCACGCCTCGGCGAACCCGTGTACACGGCGCGCGCCGCAACTGTGAGCCGTGGATCTGACAGCGACCCAAACTCCGCTGCATACGCCGAGCGTTGGCTCAAGGCCGCAGCGCGCGGCGATCAGGCCGAACTCCGCGTGATGACACTCAGCACGAGCGGGGCGGGCGTTCCGACCGATCTTGAGCGCCGCATCGTCGCGAAGCTTCAACAGGCGTCTGCGCTTCGCTCACTCGCCAAGATCACCACGATCGACAGCAAGCGCACAGTGACCATCGAGAACGCACTTCCGACATCCGCACTTGTCGCGGACAACGGCGCCGTGACTGCCGCCGATGCATCATTCGGTACGCAGATCAGCGTCAACCCGTACAAGTTTGTGTGTGCAACCACGATGACGCAAGAGTTCATCGATGACGTCGTGGGCACTGCCGGCGTCGGCACTGGCCTCGACTACATCGCGCAGCGTTGCGCGGCATCGCTCGCGCTCACGCTCGACCAGTACTACACCGTGGGCACTGGATCAAGTGAGCCGCAAGGCATCTTTGATACGGGCGCTACTTCGCTTGCGGGACTTGTCACTCAAGGCGTCGTCCTCGCTGAAGATGCGCTGATCACTGCGGTGACCGGTGACAACATCATCGATTGCGTGCACGCAGTTGAGCCCCAGTACCGTCAATCGCCTCGCTTCAAGTGGCTCTTCTCGGATACGTTCCTCAAGACCGTTCGCAAGATCAAGGTCAATACCACCGAGTACGTCTGGAAGCCATCGGAGAACTACTCTGATCTGACCGCCGGCGTTCCTGGCTTCCTGTACGGCGTGCCGTACGTCATCGGCAAGTACGTTGCAAGCACAGACACCACCACCACCACAGCAAACCTCCAAGGCAAGGCCATGGCCGGCGTCGGGAACTGGGACTACTTCGAGATCTTCGATCGCACTGGCATGACCAGCATGATCGATCCGTACTCGGGCGCGGCAAACATGCGCAGCACTCTCTACACCTACATGCGTACAGACAGTCGAATCATGCTGCCAGAGGCATTTGCATCGATCCGATTCTTGAACGCAGCTTGATTTCTTATCTCCCTTGCCTCGGCGCTGCGGGAACGCAGCGCCGAGGTTTCGATGGCACTCTCTTTAGCAACCGTGAAAGCCGCGCTGCGCATCGACTACGTCGACGACGACAGCGAGTTGTCTCGTCTCATCCTCGCGGCTGAAGCGTTTGTGGAGTCGTACACCGGCGTGCGAATCTCATCGGCGTCGCGCACGATGACGTTGCTCACTTTCAAGCGAACCAAGTTCGCCGACTACCCGCGCACTGTGACGGGGTCTGTGACCTACTACAACGAAGCCAACGTATTTACCGTGATGTCGCAGGGCTATTGGACTGACACGACTCAAGCGCTTGACGCGATCGAGTTCACTGAATTTCCGGCCATATACCCCGGCACCGTGATCACCGTGACCTACACGGCGGGCTACGCGACCATGCCCAACGAGATCGCGCAAGTCGTGATCAGCCTCGTGGGCCTCTGGTACAACAATCCCGAAGCCGCTCAACCGATCACGATGACGAGCGTCCCACTTGGCGGCATGTTCATGCTTGAGCAACTCCGCGTGAAAGCGCCGTTCTCGTGATCTCGGCCGGCCTCACGCGGCAAGTGGTCAACGTCATGCGAGCGTCTGTGCTACTCGACCCGCTCGGCCGTCGCGTGCAGACTTATCTGAACTACGGCCAATTCCGCGCCGACGTGCGCGAAGCTGCGCCACAAGAGCAACCCTTCGCCGACGGCGTTGCAAGTATCTGCACATTCGAGATTCGTCTTCGATGGCCTAACGTCGCGCGCTTGCTCATCACGCCGATCGATCGGCTCGTGTATCGCGGGCGCACGCTGCGCATCAACGGCATCCGCAACTTGAACCAACAAAACCGGGTGGCCATCATCGACGCCACTGAGGTCGCATGATTGAATCGACTCTCGTCTTCTTCGTCGTCGACAACGCGACCGAGGCCGGTGATCGCGTTTCGATCGGCGCGCGACTGCAAAGCGTGACCCTGCCCGCAGTCGTGATCAGCATTACGAAGGGCGAGCGCGGCGCGCTGGGCAACAAATCAGGCGTGACCATGCGCTACGAAGTCACACTCAGCGCGATCGCGGACACGATGGCGAAGGCGATCGAAGTCGAGGATCAGGCATTCGTGGCGATTCAATCGTCTGGCATCGTCAACGTACCTGTGCTACTCGCTATCCGCACATCGTTTGGAGCGCTCGATGAACCGGCCATCGGCGAGGGCGACGAACAGAACCCAGCGATCTGCACTTCTCAACTTGAAATCTACACGGAGCTCTACCTCTAATGCCAAGCCCAACAACCGCAGCATCGTTCAAGATCAATACCGCAATTGTCGCTGATGTCGCTTCGGCCACCGTCAACGTCTCACGACAACAGATCGACGTGACGGCGATTGATTCCACATATCGCCAAATGGTGCAAGGATTCCTCGAAGGAACGATATCGCTTGAGATGTTCTACGACGCGTCGCACACTGCGCTTGTTGCCGGCCTCTCGGCAGGCACTGTGATCACAGCTGCGGAGGTTGTTTGGGCGAGCGGAAAATCAATCAAGGGCGACGCATTCGTGTCCGAGTTCAACATCAGCCTCGCGCCCAACGGCGTCGCTATGGCGACGTGCACGCTCATCTTCCAGAACTCAGCAATCACGGTGGTCGCGCCTTGAGCGTGTTGGAGTCGCTCCTCGCGCGCGAAGCCGTCGTGCAGTTCGACGGCCACGACGTGCGCTTGCTTCGTCCGACCGTCGCGCACTTCGTTGCGGCGCAAGACGCGGAGACGCGCGGCACATGGATGCCCGCGTGGTACTGCGCAGCGCATGTCCTCGGCGCCGACGGCTCGACGCTGTGGAAGCACGCCGACGAGCTGCGCGCGCTCTCCGCTCCGAAGGTCCTTGCACTGGCGCGACTCATCGAGCCGCTCTATGTGGAGGGATTGGACTTGCCAGCGCTGCCCGCGAAACCCTGAAGGCAGCGTGTATCCAGGTGCAACTAGATTCTCCGCTCTCACTCTTCCTCGCACTCAACGGCCACAAGGCTCTCTCCCATGACATCGCCGCGCAATTCATTTCGCATGATCGTCGAGCTCGACAAGAAGAGCGTGGATGAGGTCAACCGTCGGCTAAAAGCGCTCGGCACTGTGGGCGCCGGTCGCGCCATGAAGAACGGATTCCGCAAGTGGTCGAGCATCGCACGCAAGACTGTGGCGGCGAGCGCACCCATGGGACGCATGACCGGTACTGAGACGATACGCGGCCAAGTGCGCCCAAATGTCCACTTGAAGTTCAACGTAGCGACGAAGGTCAAGGGCTACTCGAAGGGCCTCGTGATGTGGGCGGCCATCGGTATCAAGGAGGTGCGCGGATCGTTCCTCACGCCTCACTGGTATCTCCGTTGGGTTGAGTATGGCCACTTGCTCAAGCGCAAGGCCACGATGATCGAGCGCAACATGATCGAGGCCCGTGGCGGCAACGGCGGCAAGGGCGCGAAGATGACCGTGGGCAAGGTCATCGGAAAGTTCTTCTTCACGAAAGCCATTCCGCGCGTCACGCCGCTTGTAGTCCCGATGCTGAGTGACGCTATCAACAAGGAGATCGCTCGTGGCTAAGATTTCAAAAATCAACATTGCCATCACTGGCGACGCGAAGGGACTCGCAGCGGCGACCGACGCGGCTACGCGTGATCTGCGTCGGTTGAACGCAGCGGCCGCCGTGTCATCGAAGCGCCTCGTCGAAATGAAGGGCCGCACGAATCAGGTGAGCGAATCGCTCGGCAAGCTAGGCGTGCAGAGTCGCGGCCTCAACTTTGCAAGCGGCATCCTCGGACTCAGCAGCATGGGCGGCGCGGGCCTCGCTATGGGCGCTGCGGGCCTCGGACTCGCGGGCGCGGGCATCGCCGCCGGCGTTGGCGTCAACGCCGTGCAGGGCATCCCAGATCTGCGACAGCGAGCACGCGAAGCGCTGAAAGAAACCCGCATGGATGGTCGCCGACGCATCGAGGAGTTCGGGCTCACGCAGCGCCTTGCGGAGGGGCTCGCTGCTAACGGCGCCGGTCCGAGCGTGTCGCAGCAACTCGGCTTCATGGGTGGCCTCAGCGCCGGCATGGGCAGCGTGCCGGGGAGCGCAGCGAGCAACCTCGCAAGCCTCGCGATTCAATCGGGGCCAGGCGCGCTTGGCATCTTTGCCGGACAGAAGATGAAAGGCGCGAGCACGAACGCAGCGGCATTGATGGCCGGTGAGGCCATGCTTGGCTCGGGCGCCACTGGCGTGCAGGGCGCGATCAACGCCTACGGCGACCTGCTGAATGCCGGCGGCGTCGTCGGATTCATGCGCGATATGGCCATGTGGTGGAGCAAATAAATGCCGCTTATAATCACCTCAATCGTTACCTCAACTGCGCTTCAGGATGCAAGCCCGAGCGGCACAAGCGGCGTTACCGTTACAAAGCGTCTTGTTTCAAATCAAGTGCTCAGCCTCCTTGCATCGGCCGACGTGGCCGCGCTCAAGGCCGTCGCATTCGGGGATGTGCTCGACGCCTTCGCCACATTCAGCGACAGCGTGATCCTCGGGCGCTTGCGACTGCGCAGCACGCAACTGGTGGCCGTGCCCGGGTCTGAGGGGCTCGTGTTCGACGCCATTGGACGATTCGACGGGCTCTACGTTTGGTGCGACGTCCCAACGCTCGGCGCCGCGCTGCATCTTCCGGTCGAGACTGACGTGGACGCAACACCGAGAAGCGTAGTAGCGTATCGCTCGGCTCCCACAACGTCACCTAGCGCCAACCTAAACACCACAACGGACATCGGCGGCACTAAGCTCGACTACGGCGGGAAGCCCGTGCAAACGACAGTATGGCAACAAACGCTCCGGCTTTCGCTCATTATTGATTCGTCAAGGTTTACATTGACTTCAATATTTGATCGCGTTGCGTCGCATCAAGGATCTTGGAACTCAGTAGAGTTCTTGCACTGGGACCCAAGCACCGTGTTTTGTGAATCGGCAGCGATCTCGCACATCCGCGACGAGTACTACCGAGCTACCTATCTGTTTCGCTCCGACTATTGGAATGGATGCGACCAACAGCCAAAGATCGACGTCTGGGGCAAAGCCGAAATTGACGCCAACGGCTCATCTAGTAACGTCACGTGGAAGTCGATTGTGTACGGAACCATTGACCACAATCTCATCTTCAACGATCAACCCAACCCAACCGTTGCTAAACAATGGGCGAAGGAGGGGTCGTTCTTGACCTATCCGTGATGCTCAACAATTCAACGCGAAACAACATCAAGAACACGCAGAAGAAGGCTAACACCGTCGCAACGGAGCGCCGTGATCGTCTGCTACAGGAAAGCGTTCCATTCGTCCTTGCGTTGATTACTGAGGCCTCGCCAATTTCCGGCACGGTGAACCGATGGCTCTACTCGTGGCGCCAAGCCAAGCTTGTCGCGAATGCCATTCACCAATTCGACTACGTGACGCCGGAGTACTGGTACATGGGTACCGCGCTCAACACAATCGAGGCGAAGAACACGGCCGTCTTCGTGGGGCCTGGCATCGTCAAGGCCAACATACCCGCCGGTTTTGTCGTCAAGCCCATTGAGGGATACGTGCTTGTGTTCCCAGGGCGCCGCGTCGACGGGACGCCGATGTGGTTGTTCAGTGTCCCCAACGCCATCGACGGCGCGTGCGAATGAGGCATTCCCCATGATCGACCTACCGCTTGCATCGACTGCGCTCGGCATCATCTGCACGCTTGTGTACGTTGGCTGGAATCTCTCGCAGCACTTGAACGCGATCCATATCGCGATCGCCGAGATTCGCATCTTGCTTCAGACTAACAATTCAAAGATGAACGATGTGGAAACCGACATAAAAGAACTCAATCGAAGGATGGCCGAAATTGAACGCAAAGTCTAAATACATCTTCTTCGCGCTCATGCTTGCCATCGCTGGCTTCGCAACAATCCAAGGGTGCAACCTTCAATCGTTCATCAAGGTGAACGCGCCGAAGGACGTGCTCATCGCCGTGGATCTGCCCGAGGGCTCACTCACGCTAGACCAAGCCGACGCCGTCTTCGAGGATTGGTCGAACTTCGTCACGAGCAACACCAAGCGCTTCCAGATCGCTATAGACGACGCGAACGCTCGCTACGACCTGCTCAACCAGTGGGTGAGCGTCGGCCTCTCGCTTGCCCATACTGGTAGCAGTGGCATCCCATACGGTGGGCTCATCTTCGCAGCGCTCACGGGTGCAGCGGGGGTCATGGTGCCGCAACCCAAGTTTGTGAAGAAGGAGAAGTAAAGTGCATCGAGTGTGTTGCTGTGATCCTCTAGTAAGTACGTGCTGCGAGTGGCAAACCAATTGCACCGTGACGGCGCCGACGACGATCACGATCAACTACGGAAGCACGGTTACGCGGTATTGGTCAAACGGTCAAACGCATCCGGTGTGTTCCTACTCGCTTACGGTTACCAACGCGAGCGCGTTTGTGATGCGTGGGAACAACTGCCGAACGACGAGTCGAGAATACGGCGCGAACGATGCAACCTTGACCTACAACTACACCAATTACCTGTACTACCCAGACGTTCTTGGCGGCTCATACGTCAACGGCGCGCCTGGCGCTTGCGACGGGTGCAACAACGACTACACGTGCAACCTCGATGTGGTGTGGTGCCAATATGCACGCGAGGTGTACACCGGCACGCACACCGTGGCGGGGACCCCCTTCATTGGCTCGCCGGTCGGATGCGGCTACGTGTGGCCAGGGACCGCGCTCGTCTACTCGTGCTGCTTCGTGTGCGAGTGCGTGCGGCCAACCATCAACTTCCAACCGATTACCAGTTTGTGGCAGACTGCCGCCGATACGTACACATACACGCCAGGGTGTTGCGGAAACCCAGACGACGGATTCACAAGCGCGGGATCGTTTGTTGTAGATCCGTTCGTGCTCTTTGGATCGTGCGGGTGTCCCGATAGCAACACATGGGATGCAGCGTTCGGCGGGCCAATGAATAACGCAAGTTGCGCCGGGTGCTATTCATACGAATGCGAGCCAATCGCGCGCACTTCAATATCAAACAAGGGAACGCAAACCTTTATCTGGGACTGCATCGCCGACAGTGGCGACATTCTCAACCCAACCGTGAACATCTGCGAAGTCACGCTTGGCTTCTACGACGAGTGCGTGCAGACGCTCACCGTGAGCTTCGCATGACGTGCATCCACTTGAAAGTTCGCCAGTGCACGTGCGCAAGGGCGCCCACATTCAATCGCGCCGTGCCCTCCATAGTGTGCAACCAATGCGCGCATTACGACGGCCCAGCTCGCGGCGTCGGCGACGTGGTGCACGCAGTCACAACTGCGACCGGCATCGCGCGCGTCGTCGGCTCATGTGGCGCTTGTGCAGAACGGCGCGTCGCGTTGAACAAACAATCGAAGACGTGGCTAGAGTGGTTCAAATGCCGCTTCCAGGCTTCAACTCGATCACCGTCACCCAAGCCACCTACCGAGAAGTGACGCGCCTTGCCAATGAACTGCGCGTATCTCGTGCGGAGATCCTACGGCGCGCACTTCACGCCATCGAGAACTCTGGCGAATGGGCGACAGTGAGAATCGACGACGGGGTGCAGGTGTGCCGAGTGGATTCGCTCACGTGGAACCGTGGCACATACCGCGTCATGCATCCAGGGGGCCGCGCGTCGGCTGATAAGGCGTGCGCGGAAAGATTACAGTACTTGCGCTCGGCGCTCCGATGAAGTATATGTACTGTAGTAATGCAGCATGAGCCCGACCCGTAGTGGGTCTGAGGCGCGCTCGCTCTACCTGTAGTGGCGTCAATGAGACGAGGCCCACTTAACAGAATACATATTCGTCTCAGTTTCGAGGCAAATATGCGGCCATTCACCGCGATAACAGTCAGGCGCGAACTCTATACGCAGATAACGAGATTCGCCAAACGTGAGCGCTGCTCACGCTCTCTCATGGTCGCGAAGGCGATCAACGCGTACACGGTGATGCGCGAACTCTCAGTCACTTCCCCAGGCACGAAGGGGCGACTTGAGGTGCGCGCGTGATCGTCACTCTTATCTTGCTTGGCATCATTCTGCCCACTCAGTCATGGCGCGAGATCCTCGGATTGGAGGCCAAACGATGAGCGCTCCCATCGAACCACGCGAGCCCGTCGAGCGCACCGACGTCTGGCGCTCGGCGCACGATCTCAGTTACGCGAAGTCGCTCGACATCTGCGCGAACGCTGAGCGCTCGACTGAGGACCACGATTGGACAGATCAAGTCTGGCTTCACTCTCAGCGCATCGTGAGCGTGGACCCTCGCAGCGCTGAACTCCTCCGCACCACACTCGCACACTACACATCGGCGGCGCTCGAACGCGATCGCCTATTGGGGCAACTTCATGACGCTAAGGAAACGCTGCGTCGTGCACTGCGCAACCCGCAAACCACTGAGGCATCCGATGCTGAACTCTGAAATCGCACAACTCCTCCGCACTGCGGCCGCTCGACTCGACGGCTCGGATGCCTACCTCGCTCCCTCGATTCCCTCACCTCCACCACGGGCAGCGCCCGCCGTTGCTCAAGCACCCAAGAGCGACGGCGGCGCGTGCCCGCCGGGCATGGTGCGCGGCATGTGCACCTTCTGGAAAATCGACACCACGGCAAGCGGCCGAGCGCGTGGACGCGTCGGCGTCTCGTGGCGCGATCCGACTGGCGAGCACAAGGAGTATTACAACTGTTTTGACGAGAAAGTCCTCCACAAGATCGACCCAGTGCCGGTCGGCATGCCGATCGAGATCGAGCTCAAGCCGTGGAAGGACACGCATGTGATCACGGCGCTCAACGTCCGACAGGACCGAGCATGAAGCCGAAGCCGAGCACGGCGTTCACGCTTGCCGCGCTGCCTGATTCGATGACGAGCGCTCGACGGTGGGTACGGTGGAAGCCGATCGAGCGCGACGGCAAGTGGACCAAGATGCCGACGCAAGTGAACGGCGCCGCAGCGTCGTCGACCGATCCGACGACGTGGGCAACGCTCGACGAGGTCTACTCGGCTTCGTTGCTTGCCGGTGGTATCGGCTTCATGCTCGGCGACGGGTGGTTGGGCGTGGACTTCGATGGCGTCGCGACCGCTCCAGGCGAGTGGCTCGACCCGTGGGTAAAGGAGTGGGCAGAGACCGCCGGAACCTACGTCGAGTGGTCGCCCAGTGGTACGGGCATTCACGCGATCTTTCGGAATGCGACGCTTCCAACGTGGTCGCAGAATCGGCGCGGGGGCGTCGAGGTCTACGACAAGGCGCGCTTCTTCTGCGTGACCGGCAACGCGCTCAACTCGCAGGGTTGCAACGCGTCCTCGGTCTCGTTTCATACGGTCTGCGAGCGCTACCTCAAGAGGGACGAGCCGATCGCCCGAACCGCCCAACCGCCCACTGCGCTCGTCGAGTTGAAGGACTCATCGGCCCAAGACTGGAGCCTGTGCTGCGCGCTCGCTGCCCAAGGGTGGAAGGACGTGCGCATCGAGGAGCAACTCAGGCACAAGATGACGAGCGAGGGCCGCGAAGAGAAGATGGCCCGCAAGGACTACGTGGAGCGGACCGTAGCGGGGGCGATACGGACGGCGGGTACGAACGCCCAGACATCCGAACCGCCCAACTTCCGACCGCTCACGGAAGTGATCAGGGACTACCCGAACCAAGCACCTTTCCTTGTGGATCAACTCGTGAGGCGCGGGGAGGTCGCGGCAGTCATCGCGCCACCGAAATGCATGAAGAGCTTCTTGATGCAAGATCTCGCGATCTCGCTTGCCACTGGGCGCAGCTGGGTGGGCGAGTTCGCTTGCGAGCGCTGCCGCGTCCTGCTCGTGGATAACGAGTTGCAACTGGCGACGATCTCGGAGCGCGTGAACAAGATCGTAAAGAACATGGGATTCGGCCTAGCGGCTCTTGAGGGGCACTTCGACGTGCTCAGCCTCCGTGAGGATGACCGAGATCTCGACGCCGTCCTAGAGGCCATCAAGGGGCTCGAGCACAAGTACGACTTCGTGATCTTCGACGCGCTCTACATGTTCCTTGAGGCGGGCATGGACGAGAACAGCAACGCCGACATGACGATCTTGCTTCGGAAGTTTCGGCGCTTTGCCACGAAGGTCGACTGCGGCGTCATGCTCGTGCACCACACGTCGAAGGGCGTGCAGAGCGGGAAGGATTCGCTCGATCTCGGCGCGGGCGCCGGCTCACTGGGTAGAGCCGTGGATATGCATATCGGCATCTACCGGCACGAGGAGGACAACACGTTCGTGGCGCACTTCAAGACGCGATCAAGCGCACCAGTGCCACCAGTTGGCATCGAGTGGGACTACCCGAGATTTAGGCGCGCGATCGGTATCGACCTTGAAGATCTGTGGAGTGGGCCCAAGAAGAAGAAAGCAAACCTGTGAACTTCTTTACGCAGCGGGCGTCGCGTCAAGCGCGCCTGGCAGCGTAAAGAAAAAGTGAGACGAAGTCAACCCCCCCAAAAAAATATCCAAGGAGCAAGACCCGTGACGAACCAAGACGACGACATCGAAGACGACGTGGACGCGCCCAAGTGCAAGGCGTGCGGCGTGCCGTGGACAAGACATCAAGGCATCATCGCGATCTGCCAACAGTACCTAGAGACGGTTGAGAAGCTTGAGCATGTGACGCGCGAGCGCGACGAAGCGCGACGTTGGTGGTGCTATGAACACGACGATGCGCGAGCGGAAGCCAAGAAACGTGGCTGGGATTGCTTCAAAAATTGGGAAACACCATGACCATCAACTCACGCGCCAAGGGCGCCAGGGGCGAACTCGAAGCGTGTGAGGCACTCGCTCGCATCGGCCTCGACTGCCGGCGCTCGGTCCAGTACTGCGGCGCGACGGGGCAAGCGGATCTCATCTGCGACGCCCACCTTCATGTGGAGGTCAAACTCACGGAAAGGCTCAACCCGTACGCGTTCATCGAGCAAGCGATCAACGACAGCGCGCGCACCAAGCGCCCACCACTAGTCGTGATGCGCTCCAGCTACAAGCCGTGGCTCATCATGTGCCGTGTCGACGACATCGTCCGCATCGCCGAGGAGATCATCCGTGTCCGAGCATCGCGAGATACCAATCTTCCAGGCTAACCCCGAGGCCGTGCCCGAGGTCAAGGGGTCGCGCGCCTATTTAGGGAACCGATGGAAAGCCGTGCGCCGCCGGCATCTCATGGGCCAACCCATGTGCGTGCGCTGCGGCCTCTTCGGTGAAGAAGTCCACCACGTCAAGACGCGCCACGAGGCGCCTGAGAGACGCTTCGACCCAAGCAACCTGCTCACGATGTGCCGCGCGTGTCACGCCCGAGAACATGGAAAAAAGTTGTCCACAAGTTATCCACATTCGCGACACGACTGGGGGGGGTAAGTTGGAGAAACAGGCCCCTACATCGGGCAT